AAAATATAAATCTGATCCACCAGATTTAGAATTTTAAACTCATGAGCGAGGTGAGTTTTAAATAAAAGGATAGCAGTCTTGCGACTGTTAGCTGGATTTCTCCGCTAATTTACTTCGTTTATCGCAGTTGTATCTTATCGAACCGCTTCGGCTTTTCACTATCCAATTCTATCAGTGTAGCAACCAAAAACACTAATAGAATAAGAGAGTAAACGGGGGGTTAACTACTCCCCCCAAACTATGAAAAAAACAATATTTAAAATATATTACCAAAAAAAATAAAGTTTGTTTCAATCTAATCCCTATTTTTTAGTTGTCAATATTCTTTTTAATTTCCAATATTTCTTTTACCAAAGTTGGAATCAAATAAAGCACTAAAAAAGCAAGAATAATAAGCCCGCCAAGTATTGGACTTGTGATTGTAATCGCAATGCTTATCAATAATACAATGACAGTTAAAAATAATTGTTCCATAAGTTTTAATAAGTTGGATAAAGTTTAAATTTTACAATTGTCTCACGACAATTTTTGCAAGATTTCCAATGTTGAATTATCCCATCTTCTACTTGAGTTTGATTGACATAATTCTCGCCTTTAATTATTCCTTTGCAAAGTTGAATTTGTTGTTTAATTTCAAGATTATCATCAACATAATCAACAAAAGTTAACAGTTGTTCTCGACCGTCGCAAATATAATTTTTCCTTGCTTTCGGATTTGTTTCCTTTATAAAGCTCATAAGTTTTAATTTAAATTTTAATTTTCGTAATTTCCCGATAAATGATAAGTACAAGTTTTGCATTTCGCACGGCATAGATTAAGCTCAGTGCTAGTGTTTTTAATTGCGTTCTCATTATGAATTAATTGACTTTCCATTTGCTCGACTTTGTTTTGCAAATTATCGACTTGGATTTCAAGTTCAATTATTTCATCGTTTTTAAGCTCGTTGAAGCGTGTTTTATACTTTAGCAAGTCAAAGACATATAAAGCGAATAAAAGTGCTAAGAAAGCTATTAAAGCGATTATTAATTTTTTATTATTAGGTGATATTTTCATAGTTATTTAATTAAAGTTTGTTGCGAAAAATAATCATTATTATGATTGACATAATGCCCACTTCTAGCACAGACAACCAAAATGATAAATCAAAAAAGCTAAGAATTGCCCCGTTTATTAATCCAAGTGTAAAAAGTAATATATATTTTTTAAGTTTCATAAGTTATTTAATTTTAATTTTATCGCAAGAAACATCAAAATGTTTCGTGCAGAATTTGTCATAATAGTCTTGTTCTGTAGGCTCTTCACGCTTAAATTCGTGGACGCAAAGCGAAAAAAGGATTATAAAAGCAACAATTAAAATTATAATTGGAACCATTAAAATCGGATCTTCTTTAAAGTCTTTAAACATTTTCCTCCCCTTCTTCGCCTTCGGTTATTTCAAGATATTTTTTACAAAGACCGCGCAAGTATAAAGCATGGTGTTTTTCAATTTTGGACAAATCTTTAAGATCCGTGTCGTATTTTAAAGACACGATGCAATCTTTTAAAGCTTTAAAAGTATTTTCAAAGCGACAGTATGACATATTAGCCATTTTTAACCTCCGTAATTAATTCTGGATTTTCGTAAATGTTGCCAACAATTTCACAAGAAGTAAAAACGCAATTATCCAAAGCATCCCATCTGCCTTTGTTAACACGGTCATTTAGCCATTTTACTTTCTTTAAATATGATCTTTGGTTGCCTTCATAGTAAATTTTTAAAACATGGTCATCAAAAATTTCCTTGTCGTTTTTGTCAAGTAAAGTCGTTGACTGCAATCTTGCAATAACTCTATAGTCTCTAAAAAATGGTTGATTATCCAAAACCATAAATTGGTCGCCATGTTCAATTTGATCAAGCGTAAAAATTTCAGTAAGAAAATTTGTTTTTGTTGGATTAGACCAGATATATTTAAATTTAATTTCTTTACTCACGATTCCCCCCTTTTTTTGTTTCGATATTATTTTTTTCTAAAATCAAGCGTATTTGCTTTAAAGTAATAAAAAAATTATGGTTGTGTTCGTCAATGTATGACTTAGTGCCACCAATTGTTTTTCGTAATTTAAAGGCTTCGATTACTTCAAAAGCAATTTGTCGCTCTAGTGTTGAATTTGGTTTTGTTTTTATAATTATATTCATGTTATTTATTGGTTAAAGTTAATATTTTTAATAATTTGTATTGCGTCGTAAAGCTTTCTTTGAAAATCTTCAGATTGTCCAAAAATCTTCAAAGCTTGTTGTTGGTCATTGAGTAAAATAAAATGTTGGTCAAAGATACATTTTGTTGATTTTGTCCATTTTAATTTAAGCGTTTTTAATGTACTCCTTTTTGAATCTGTTATGTAATAGACATAAGTAATTGCTTCAGATACTCTTAAAAAACTGCTATAATGAAGTAAATGATTCAAGCTCGCCCCGCCTAATTCTTTCTTTATTTCGATTTGTATTTCTTGCAAATCTTTAATTTGTTCCATGATTATTAAATTTTAGTTAATATTAAATTGACCACGCCCGCCGTTAGTAAAAGCCAAAAGCCGTATTTATAAAGTTTTTGTTCGGTTTGGTCCCGCTCTTTTTGGCGTTTGTCCAACTCCCGCTTGCATTTGTTATTTTCTTTTATTTTAAGCTGGTTTTTTTGGTAATATTCCTTTTGTTTTTGTTTGATTTCTTGTTTAGTTTTTTTAATTTTCATAGTTTTTAAATTAATTGTTAATTTTTGTGAAAATAATAATGCAATTCGTCCGCTCCGTGTTTTTTTAAAGCGTTGGAAATAGCTTCAAAATAAGGATTCCAAGAAGCCTGATCTTTACTAATTATAAAACGACCGCCATTTTCATTTTCAAGCAAATAAAAAGCTTCGTTAAATTGATTTCCTTCCCCTTTTTGAACTACAATATTGCGATAATGATTGATTTCTTTTTTAATGTTTATTGATTCGTCATCTCCACTTCTTGAGCTGATCTGAATTATTTTTAAAATTTCCATAATATTTTTATTTAATTGTTAATATTCCAAACATCAGCGATTACCGCTTGAAGCTTGTGAGCGTTAAACTCTAGTTTATTTTCTAGTTTAACTTTGTAAGTTTTTGAATCATGCGATTGCTTGAACAAAAAGATTGCTATTAAAGCAATTGTTAAAAATATTTTATACATTTTGGAAAGCCCCCGTTTGTTTTTTGAATGCATCATTAAATTTAAATTCAGCTCTTAATTTAATTAAAGCATTTTCGTTGCCATCTCTTGCATCAAAGAGTAAGTTAAACCAGATTTCTTTTTCTTCTTCATTACTAGCCCAATCATTATTTAAAGCATTTTCAACGGCTTTAAAAAAAGCTCCGTGCTTGATTAAAATTCCTTGGATTCTAAATTTTTCCTCATTTATTTTTGTAATGCGATTTTCAAGAATTTTCTCGATTGCCGTTAGTTTTTGTAATTTTGTTTTTTTCATATGTTTTATTTTAAGTTAATAATTAGGCTTTGTGGTGTCGCCGTTAGTAATTATAAATCTTTTTAATCGTCGTAATGTTTACTTTTATTTTTGTTAAATTCCGCTTTTATGTCGTCGTGCGTAATACCATAACCGCTTAATTTAGCGACTGCGTCGCTTATGTCGTATGTATAATAACATTCATAATTCATTAATTCCCTTTCAATTATTGCCTCTTTGCCATTCTCTTTTAAATCTTGTTCAATGGCTTCTTTAACCATCAATTCATAATCTGCATCAAATTCTTTTGATTTGCCCGCTTCATGATATAACCCGCCCCCGCGTGAAACATAGTTTATATTTTCTTTTTTCGCTTCCTCAAATTGCTTTTGAGAAAATGCAAAAAACCCGTTATATTTTGCGAATAAATGATTAATTTTTTCTTCGGTGTATGTTGATAAAGTTTTCATAGTTTAAGTTTTTAAAGTTAATAAAGCGGGTTTTTTTTGGTGATATTTAATTAAGCTTTTAACGGCTCAACTTGATTTTTTGTAAATAAATAACACTTACAAAAACGATTAAAAGCAGTGTCTACCTCTTCGCCCGCAATATCTTTACCTTTTATTTTTATAGATTTCGGAGACGAAAAGAAAATAAATGCTTTTTCGCCTTTTTTAACAACAAAACCCCTTTTTTTCCAATCGTTAAAAGTTGATAACTCTTCATTTTCTAAACCATAGATTTTTTTAATAAAATGATTTAGCGGTAATGATGCCGCCAAAATATCTTTTTCGGATTCGGCTTGTCTCATTGATCTTGCTTGCGACGCTATTCTTAATAAATTTGAATAAGCTTGATCTTTTTTAAGTTCTGTTTTTAAATTTTCGTTTTTCATAGAGTTTTTTTTAAAGTTAATATTAATTATTTAGAAATTTTTTTTTTAAAGCGATAAAAATTGAAAGGCACCAAGTCTTTGCGCGATAGCGTGAAACTCAATTAATTTTTTTTCGGTCAATCTTACTATTCCGTGATTTATAGAACTAAATTTTTTTGATTCATCTTGATTAAGTGAACTTAAATTTTTATTAATTCTTTTGTAAATAGCAAAAGAACTTTTTACGCTTTTATCGTATCTTTTGCAAGTCGTAATTAATAAATAAGAATCATTTTCTAAATTAATTTCAGTTTTTGCGGTTTTGCCGTAGCATGTATTTTCAATAATAGTTTTCATAGTTAGTTTTTTAAGTTAATATTAATTATTAAAAAATTCTCTGAATTTAACAAAGTCTCTCATTTCGTTGAATATTCCAAGCGACTCAAAATAAGAGTCGCAATTTTCTAAAAATTTATCAAGTTTTGCTTGAGTTGTTTTTACTAATTTGTTGTTGATGTCGAGAGTTATATTTTTAGATTTTTTAAAACTTTTAACTAAAATTAAATTCTCGTTTTTATTAAATAAAATTTGTGTGTGTGCGTATTTCATAGAGTTATTTTTTAAGTTAAGTTAAATTAAGTAATTTAATAAATCACTTTGTTAAACACATTATGAATCATATAATTATCAATGTCAAGCACTATTTTAATTTATTTTAAAGATTATTCAAAATGGGATAAGCTTAGAAACTCAAGGGTTAAAAAGTATATTAAGAAATAATAACAAAAAAAAGATTAAAAATAATTGAAAATAATTTGTGAATAAAATGATTTAGAAAGTGATTGAATTGATGGATTATTAGGAGTTAATAAAATATATATAAGCTAAGAAAATAGGAAATAATTATGTCAAGAGAAATAATAAAAAAAATAAAGTGTTGATAATGTTGATTCAAATTGATATAAATGCTTATGAAGTCAACAAAGAGTAAGAGAAAAAAATAACTTGACAAAGTGAAATCATGTGGTAGGATACAAAAAAACAAAAAACAAAATAAATAAACTAACTAAAACAAGTTAGTTAAACAAAAGAAAAAAATAAAAAGCTCTTTCTTAAATAGTGATAGTGTTTCTTTTTTTTGCTTACTTTTTTTTCTTTAAATCAATATATTTTAGCAATATTAGCATTTGCTATAAAATTAAGTTTACATAATCTTTTTATAAAAATAATCTATTGACAAAATAAGTTTACAAAATTAATTTAAAAATTATTGTGTTCGAAATGATTTGATTGATTAGATTAGATTGATTTATGATTGATTGATAAATATGAGAGAATAATTAAAAGTTCAATCATCGTCTAAATATCACGCGCACGCGTTCAAATAATGTAAAAAAAATGCACGATTTAAAAGAAATAAAGAAAAAAGAATTATCTAAACAAGATTCATTTGAATTACTTCAAAACAATCTAGATTATGTATTAAACAAAATAAGCAATAATACAAGCTACGCAACAATAGCTAAAGAATTTAATGTAAATATTGCTAATCTTTGTTTCTTTCTCAATCAAGAATCTATCAAAGAAAAAAAAGAGGTCGCTTTACAATTAGCGTCTTACATGCAAATAGAAGAAGCAAGAAATCATCTTGAATCTATAGAAGCTGATGACACAAACGCAAGTCTGCGAAAAAAGTGCGAGCTTTCACAATTCGCAACATATCTTGCGAAAGTAAAGAATCGTAAAGAGTTTGATTTAAACTACAAGCAAAACGAAACAAATAACAATCAACAAATTATAGTTATTCCCGCCACTTTTAACAATAATGATAAATAAACAAGAGATAATAATTCCACACAATTACAAGCCCCGACCTTATCAAATGGGCCTCTGGGATGCTATGATTGAAAGTAAAAAGAAGCGTGCTATTTACGTCTGGCATCGTCGCGCTGGTAAAGATTTATTAGCATTGAATCGCATTCTCTACAGTGCAATGTTCGAAGCTGTCGGCACATATTGGCACATATTCCCGAGCTATGCACAAGGGGCAAAATCAGTTTGGCAAGAAACGAATAGCGAGGGGAGGAAATATATTGATTACATACCTCAAGAATTGATTGCTAAAAAAAATGAGAAAGAACTTAAGATAACATTAAAAAACGGCTCTATTTATCAGATTGTAGGCTCGGATAATCCCGACAGTTTAAGGGGTGCAGGAATTAAAGGGGCTGTATTCTCGGAATATGCAGAACAAGACCCAAGAGCTTGGGGCACAATTCAACCAATGCTTTTGGAAAATAACGGCTGGGCAATGTTTAACTTTACGCCAAAAGGGCAAAATCACGCCTACGAGCTTTATAAGATGGCTCAAAAGATGCCCGAAGTTTGGCACAGTGAGATTAAAACGGCAGAAGAAACGGGAGTATTTACGCAAGAGCAATTAGAGCAGGTGAAAGCTGAGATATTAAGCGAAGGTAAAACATTAGATTTCTTCAATCAAGAGTTTCTTTGTTCATTTAATAACCCAATCGAGGGGGCTTATTACTCTAAAATCATTGATGATATTGACAAGCAGGGACGCATTGGCAATTATCCCTATAATCCAGCTTTGCCCGTTTATACTTTTTGGGACTTGGGAGTAGGCGACGCAACAACAATTTGGTTTGCTCAGTTCATAGGTAATGAAGTTAGAATCATTGATTACATTGAGGACAACAATAGGGGCATGAATACTTACATTAAAGAAGTAAAAGACAAGCCTTATATCTACGAACAACATTACGCCCCCCATGATATCCAAATAAGAGAATTTACTAACGGCAAATCAAGACTAGAAACGGCATTAGAACTAGGCTTGAGGTTTATGATTGCCCCTAAGCTATCAATTGAGGATGGTATTGATGCGGTTAGGGCTATTCTCCCAAAATGCTTCTTTAATGAAGCAACAACAAGACGGGGATTATTAACTATTAAGAATTACAAAAAAGAGTTTGACAATAAAAATAATACATTTAAATTGCAACCAAAGCACGACTGGGCATCGCATGGAGCAGACGCTTTTAGATATTTAGCCGTCTCTTATCGTGAGAACATAGGGCAAACAAAACAACGATGGGATACTGCATTAAGTAGCCCGATAACTTATTAACATTTAATATTTATTTTATGGGACTTGGTAAAAAATTTAAGCGTGCAGTAGGCGGAGTCGCAAAAGTAGCACAAGATTTGACAGGAAGTAAAACAGTTGGTAAGGCAGTAGCAATAGGAATGGGTGCGGGAGCTGGTCCTATTGGGGCAATAGCAGGAGCAAAAGGGCTTTCTGATATTAACAGAGAGCAAACTGGCATGAACAACGCACTAGCAATTGCTGACCAGCAAGCACAACAAACAGGTGCATTAAATGCACAAATTGCGGAACAAACAAGACTTAAATTACTCAGTGAAGCTGATTTAAAAGCACAAGAAGAGGAATTGAAGAAACGAACAACTTTTGCGGGTTCATCTATGCAAGGCGTAATGGAACGAAAAAAACTATTAGGTATTTAAAATGGCTGATAAAAGAATTGAAGAGCTTAACAATCTTTATGGTGATTTGCAATTAACTCGCAAAAACTACGAAACTAACTGGCAAGATACCGCAAAGTATTTTCGACCAATTAAAACTGATATAACAAGCGAAAAGACTCAAGGTGATAAAAAAGATTTATTTGTTGCTAATGATTCAACTATGGTTATTGCATTAGAAAACTTTGCATCAATTCTCAACGGGACTCTTACAAACAAAGCAACCCCATGGTTTACAATAAAAATTGAAGATGAAGAGTTAAAAACCGATGATAAAGTTTTAGAATATCTTAAAGCTGTAGCTGATAAGATGTGGAATGTTCTCTATGACACTAAAGGCAATTTTGAAGATGCCCATCATGAAAATCTAAAAGACTTTGCTACATTTGGAACAATCGCAATGAAGATTGAAGAGGGAAAATCATCGCTAATCAACTTTAAAGCAATTCACATTAAAAACATTTTAATTACTGAAAATGACGAGGGCAAAGTTGACACTTGCATTTTATTAATGAAAATGACCGCTAAAGATATTGTAAATAAGTTTGCTGGCAATGATAATAAACAGAAAGGCAACATTGATGAGAAAATAAAAAAAGCTTCAATTGAGAAGCCTAACACTAGTTTTGATATTAGATTATACATAATGCCACGAACTGAAAGGGACGCAAGCAAAATTGACGCTATAAATATGCCATTTCAAGGTATTTGGTTAGATCCAACACATGGCAAAATTATTGCTGAAACTGGCTTTAATAGTTTTCCTGTTCCTGTCGGAAGGGGAGCAAAAGGCACGGGCGAAGTTTACGGAACGGGTCAAGCAATGTATGCCCTAGCTGATGCAAGAAGTTTGAATCGTATGTGGTATGATTACTTTGAATCAATACAAAAAATATTAAATCCCCCTCTTATCGTTAATGCTCAATTTGAAAAACAATTGAACTTGCAACCTAGAGCCTTAAATATGGTTAAATCACCTGTCGGCAATGGTAGAGCAGTAGAGCCAATAAACGATAGCAAAGGAATTAATCCAGCAGTTGAATTGATAACGCAAAAGCAAGAATCAATTAGAAAAATATTTTTCTTAGATAAATTATCAGTTTTAGACGACCCAAGAGCCACCGCAACGCAAATATTAGAGTTAAGAGCTGAAAGCTATAGAATTATGGGAAGTTTAGCCTCATCATTACAACAATATCTTGAAGCAATCCTTGATAGAGTTTATGATATTCTTTTTAAATTATCTTACGCTCAAGATGGAAATTTTACATTATTACCCGATGCTCCATTTCCTAAGATGCCCGATAAAATGATGGGAACAACTGACGAAATTACAGGGAAAAAAACTTTTCCTAAAATGAAAATCGAGTTTATCAATCCAGTTAATCAAGCCAATCAATTAGGCAAAAATAACTCGGTTGATGTTTTCTTAATGTCAGTTATGAATTTAGCACAAGCCAACCCTTCAATTTTAGACACAATAGATTTTGATGAAATAGCCCGATACAAAGCGGATATTTTACAAATTGACCCTAAATTAATTAAAGATGCTAGTAGAGTTGATGAAGAGCGACAAGCAAGACAGCAACAAATGGCGCAACAACAAGAAATGATTGATGCCAACACTGAGGCAAATACATTAGCAACAATGAAACAAGCGGGAGTTTAATGGAGTTAGAAAAAAAATTACAAGAAAAGCTTTTAGAAAGAAAGCAAATTTTTAATAATGTATTTGGCACGGCAGATGGTTTAGTAGTTTACAAAGATTTAAGAAACGCTTTAGTTATTAATCCTGAATTGATTTCTAGAGAATATACTAGCGATGATGTTTTATCCTCACATATACAAGTGGGAATGAGATTAGCATTTCAATATATTGATGATTTCTTAGATTTAAACACTATTAACAAATAAAAAAAATATGACAATAGAAAATCAAGTCGCACCAACCGCACCAACACAAGCAACCCCAGTTAATGAAACTAATATTTCTCAAAATACGGCACCAACAACGCCAAGTTTTGATTTTAATTCATTTTTTCCTGAGGATATTAGAAAAGATGCGGATTATGAAAGGTTATCAAAAAACTTTCCTAAAGATTTATCCGCAATTGCTAAGGATTATTACCATAAAAATAAACATTTTGGCAAAGCTCGTGATGTTGTAGAGGCAGAATTAAAAGCACAAGTGAGTGAGCCAGCATCTTTTAAAGCAGAAGATTATCAAATTAATCTACCCGAAGGCTATTCTATTGAAGATAATATCGTTAATACAGCTAAAACCAAAGCTTTAGAACTTGGAATTAAGCCAGAAGTAGCCCAACAATTTCTTAATAGCATTTTTGAAGCCGATAGAACGCAAGAAATTGAATTAGAAAGACAAGCTTACGAAGCAAACAAGCAATCATTGGAAAATATTAAAAAAGAATGGGGTTTTGACTACGAAAGAAGAGCAGATATTGCCGAAAAAACTCTAATGAATTATGTTTCTCCCGACGAAATGGAAAATATTCATAAATTACCACTAGATCAAAAAGTGCTTTTATCTAAAATTATGGATAAAGTAGCTTCTAAAGTTAGCGAAGGTTCGATTGGTAATAATTTAAAGCCAATTGTAGCAAAATCACCCGAGGAAACTTTCAATGATATTTTAAAAGATAAAACTCACCCTTATCATAGAGGAGACACAAAAGCGGTTAATGAAATTTTTGAAATGTTAAAAAAACCATATTTATAATAAATGCTTGCAATAAATGATAATTTAGGGATAATTGTTGATAATGATTATCTTAATGCTAAAGCTTGTATATTTAATAAAAAAGATTTAAAAAATTTTTCTTTTTTTGAATTATTACAACAAAACAAATATAGTCTTAGCAATGCTGTTTTTAAAAATAAAGAACAAATTTTAAAGGGAGCAAGATTTGTTAATGATTCTCAACACGAAATAGAAGAAGCTAAATTGTCAGTTAAAATTGCAAAACTTAATTGTAAGTTAAACATATCTAATAATTATTATTTACAAGAATTGGAAAAAGCAGAACATAAATTAAAAATACTTAAAACTAAATGTTAATTTTTATTCCATCAATAGCAGATTTCCAAAATCTTGCCAAAAACAAAAATATTAATTCTTTTGAAATAGAAACAAAAGATTTTGAAAATTTGCATCAAGAATATTCAAATTGTAATAAAATAACTGATAAAATAAACGGCGCTATAGAAAGAGTTATAAAAAAAATAGTCAATATAGATAAAAATAAAGTTTATGCCCATGCGGATTTTTCAGTCTTTGAAAATTGCGATAAAGAAAAAAAGATTATTACTTTTAAAACTAAATTAAATTTTTTTGTTGACTTATAATTTTACTTTTGTATTTTATAGTTTAACATTGTCCGATGTAAAGTAAAAGGGAGCTTATATATAAGTCTTTGAAATTAAGGGTAGCAATTAGGAGGGAATTATCCCCGATTTTTATTATTTTTTAATTCAAATATTTATTTTATGACTCAAACAGCCGATCTTTTGGCAGCAACAATTGCGTTTAATACTAATTTACGCGAGCTTACCCAAAAAACTACTTCTCTTCTTGAAAGTACCCTTGATAATACTACAATGAACACCAATTTTGAATATTTTGACAGAATTGGAAGCGTTGAATTGTTAGTTAGACAAGGAAGACATTCTGATGTTCAATACACACCTACTGAATTTTCTAGACGCTCTATCACTTGCGTTGATTACGAAGGTATGGATTATATTGACCCGCAAGATTTGCAAAGACAAATGGTAAATCCTCAATCTGCACAATTAGCTAATTTTGTTAAAGCTGCTAACAGAAAAAAAGACCAAATTATTATTAATAGTTTACTTGGTGCTTCTAAATCTGTAGATAAATCAGGAACTTTAACCGATGTGCCTTTTGATACTGCTAATCAATTAATTGCTCACGGTTCAAAAGATTTAACAACTAAAAAACTTAAAGATGCAATTAAAATCTTTGAAGACAATGATGTTGATTTAGCAACTGAAGAAGTTTATTGCGTGTTATCAACAGCTTCTTATAGATATTTATTGGGTCAAACTGAATTTATTAACAAAGATTATAAACTTAGTGCAAATGCTGAAATGAAATATGCTAAAGCTGAAGAGTTTTATGGTATTAAATTTTTAAGATTTAATCCTTCTTATCTTCCTGCTGGAGCTGCTTCAGATACTAAAAGAGCATTTCTTTATGTTAAAAAAGCTGGTCTTTTTGCTAAACATAAAGATATTACAACTATTGCTGAGAAAAATGTTCAAAAACAAAACATTCAATTATCAGCTTCTGCTTCTTATGGAGCAACTCGTATGGAAGAAAAATTGGTTGTAGCTATTGATTGCTTAACAACTGATTTACCAACTTCTTAATTTTAATTTTAATATATAATATTTTATGGCTAATAAAACAGGAACTCTTGACAAAAATAACTTTCAGCTCAACGGAGCTAAAAGTCGAATTATTGTCGATACTATTGCAAAAGAAGCTGCTGACGGCAACGGCTCAGTATTTTATTTAGGCGATCCACTTCCAAGCAATGCAGTTATTCATCGCATTGACTTAGATTTTGATGCTATTACTAGTGCAACTGATGTTGACTTAGGTTTTTATGAAACCGTTTCAGCTGGTGCAGCGGTAATTGTTAAAGATTGTTTACTAGATGGACAAAGTTTAGCAACTGCATCAAAAGGAGTTGACGCTTACATTAAACCTGCTATCGAAAACAAACATAAACCAATTTATGAAATTGCAGGCTTAACAGCTGATCCAAAAAAACTTATGCAAACTGCTCTTACTCTTAATACCGCTGGCGCTTCTGTCGGAGATATTAGAATTTTAATTGAATATTCTATATTGTAATGACTTCAAAAACTGAATTATGTAATCTTGCATTGTTAAAGTTAGGTAAAAGTCGTGTTCAAGATATTGACACTGACCCAAGCCAACAAGCTACTGACTTAAAACTTGCTTATGATTTTGCATTAAATCAGATTTTGAACGAAGCCGAATGGAGTTTTGCGGTGCGTAGGCAAGCCTTAAACAAGCTTACCGAAACACCGCTTTATCAGTGGAGTTATAAATTTGCATTACCAACTAACCCCGAATATTTAAAATTAATATCTATTGAAAATGACCCAGATTACACAATAGAAGGAAAATATATATTAACAAATGCAAGTGCTTTAAATATCACTTATGTTGCTAGAATTACTGACCCTAGCGAATATACTATGGGTTTTAAAAATGCTTTTGTATTATTGCTTGCTACAAAAATATGTTATAATTTGACTGGCTCGGACAGTCGAGAAAAAACATTATTATCAGAATACGAAAATGCTTTGTATCAAGCTATGACACAATTTAAAGCAATAAGAAACGAAACACCTTTAACATCTAACGAATGGATTGATATAAGACAAAATGGCTAGTGTTAATGAAATACAAACACGATTTAATGCTGGCGAGCTATCGCCTACTATTGACGGCTTAGTTGATTTTGAGCCTTTTTTTAATGGTGGTTCTATTGTTGAAAATTTCGATATTCACCCTCAAGGCTGGTTATTTAGAAGAAAAGGCACTAGATTTGTAAACGAAGTTAAAGACTCAACCAAAAAAACTAGAATTATTAGATTTAAGTATAATGTTGACCAAGTTTTGATTATAGAATTAGGAGCTGGTTATTTTAGATTTTATTCACAACAAGCCTTAGTTCTAAGCGGTGGAAGTGCTTATGAAATAGCAAATAGTTTTACCGAAAGCGATTTAGATTATATTCGTTATGTGCAAAAAGATGATGTTATTTGGATAGTGCACCCATTGAAAGGATTTTATAAATTAATTCGATTTAGCAATTCTGATTGGACTTTTAATACATTTGATTTAATTGCTGGACCATATCAAAAAGAAAATATTTTACAAACTAGAACAGTTGCAATAAGCACTCATGGTGCAATAGGAACAACAGGCACGCTGACCGCAAGTGGACACACTCCATTTACCGCAAATCATGTTGGTAGCTTATGGCTTGTTAGAGATGGAACTAATTACGCTTATCTTAAAATTACAGCCTTTGCTTCTTCAACTTCTGTAAGCTATGTATCGCAAAATATTATTGTATCGGGAATGGTAAATAAAAATGTATACACTTGGTCCGAAGGAGAATTTGGATTAAATAGAAGCTTTCCAAGAGCAATATCTTTTCACGAACAAAGACTTGTTTTAGCTGGTTCAATCAATGAAACTCAAAAAATATGGTTTAGTAAATCCGCTGACTACGAAAATTTTGATATAGATTATACAAGTCAAACCGCTGATGATAGCTTTAATAGAACAATTGCCAGCTCAACAAATGATTCTATTTTATGGTTATTTAGCGATGAAGTATTATTTATTGGCTGTAGTGATAGTATTTGGCGAGCAAAACCATCGAATAATTCTGCTGGTATGTCAAATACTGACATTGATTTAAAAAGACAAATTGCTTTTGGTTCTGAATGGGTTGACCCTGTTTATTGCGACTCTACGCCTTTTTATTTGCAAAGAGGAAAACAAAAAGTAAGGGCAATAAATTATACAAATACCGAAGCAAAATTTAAAGCTCAAGATGTTTCAATTAGAAGTAATCATATCACGGGAACGGGTTTAAAAAGATTTGATTACCAACAAAATCCAGTTTCAACAATTTGGGCTATCCGTGAAGACGGGCAAGTTGCAAAATTTGTTTTTGAAAGCGACCAAGAAGTTAATTGCTGGACTAGATTCACAACAAATGGAATTGTCGAGGATTTAGCAATTATCCCATCAAGCAAAGAATATGACGAAGTTTATGTTTTAGTTAAAAGGACAATTAACGGCACCGTAAAACGATTTATTGAAGTTTTAGAGCCTAATTTTAGTTATGACAACTTAAATTATATCTATGTTGATTCTTGCTTGACTTACAATGGAACACAAAACACAACTTTAACTATTGGAAGTGGTATAGCAACCGCAGGCAGTGCAATATTTTCCGCTTCAAGTGTTGGTAAAGAAATAAGAAATTTAAACGGCACGGGTAAAGCTAAAATTACCGCCTATACTTCCTCAACTCAAGTCTCTATAACAATAATTAGAGATTTTAGCACAAATTCCTTGACCGCCAATAATTGGGCAATTGCAATTCAAGAAGTAAGCGGGCTGACTCATTTAATTGGGGCAAGTGTAGAAGCTAACGGCGATGGAGCAACTGACCCTAAAAGTAAAACTGTAAATGCAGAAGGTAAAATTACACTTGAAAATTTTGCCTCAATAATTCATGTTGGATTAAAATATAAATCAACTTTTACTACTTATCCAATCGAAAGTAAAAAATTATTACAAACAATCGGATCACAACAAAATAAACAGTTGCGAATTACTGAATTAGCTATAAAGTTTTTTACATCAAGGGCGGGTTCTATTGTAATTGATGGAAAAACATTGCCAATAATTTCAAGAGATTTAAACGACAATATGAATGAAGCCCCGACTTTTAAAGATGGAGTAAAATTAATAAGTGTTGCAGGCGATTGGGGTTATGATAGAAAATATTCGATTATACAAGAAGAGCCACAAGCCATGAATATTAAAAATATAACTTACGAGGTAAATATCTAATGGTAGCACCTTATATTTTTGCAGCAGGAGCGGTTTTAAACATGGCTAGTAGCATTTATGGTGCTAATATGGCTAAAAAAGATTTAAAACGCCAAGCAATGGCTTTAGAAGACCAAGCTAGATTAGTTGAAGAGCAAGGGCAATTTCAAGCTATACAAACCGCAAAACAATTTGAAGGATTACTCGGCGAACAAAAACTTTCTGTAGCTACAAGTGGGGCGGAAATGGAAGGTTCAGTTTTAAATATTTTTGATAAAACTATTGCCGACAAAGAACAAAATATTGCAATTATAAAAAGAAATGCTCAAATGGAAGCAAATGTTTTAAGACAACAAGCACAACAAGCTAGAAAACAAAGAAAAAGATTACTGCCTATGGCTATAGCTTCAAGTCTTGGAAATATTGCACAATCTTCTGCTAATTTTATGAATATAGATAATAAAAATGATAATAAAACTAAGACACAACAATAATTATGCCAAAAATACCTGATTCATACGGAATTATAACAGCACCATCGGCAAAAACTGATATTGCTATGCCAGACACGCAATCATCACAAATGCTTGCTAATCTTGGTAATCAATTATCAGGTAATTTAATTAATATTGCTGGACAAATGCAATATCAATCTATTAAAGAAGATGAGGCTTTTAACGCCGCTCAAGTTATTGATTTTAAGACAAAACTTGCAACTTTTGAGAATGATAAAAGAATTGCAATTAGCGAATTGCCAGCAAATGACCCTTTGCTTTTTGATAAAACAAAAAAAACTTTCCAATCCGAAAGGGATTCATTTATTAATAATTATGCTAGCCAATACAAAGACAATCAACGATTATCAAGCTTAATAAAAAGGCAAGCTGATGTTGAGGCGGTAGATTTTAATTTTGATGTTGATAGAACACTTTCTAGTAAAAAAAGAGAATATGGAACAAATAAAATCTATGAAGGTATTTATTCCGTAAATGAAAGGCTTGGAAAAGGCGGTAATCCTACAAAATTATCAAATGAATTAAATACAATTTTACAAACTGGTTTAAAATCAGGTTTAATTGACCAAAATGACATTAATAGAGAAAAGGATAAACAAAAATCCATTATTGAAGAGCTACAAAAACAATATGAGAAAACTAGGCAAGCAAACTTAGTTGCAAGTGGACAAGTATTTTTAGACGCTAGCAATTCTGATGATAAAAAAATTGGTGAGTTAGCTTATCAAAATCAACTTCAAGAAACTTTAAAAAAAGGCGGAGATGCGAACGCCGCAACATTAAACTTTGTAAATAAAACGGGCTTTTTACCTCAACAAGTTAAATCAATTTGGAGTTCTCAACTTAACATGGGAAATCCAAAACAAAAAATCGAAGCCGCTGAACAAATAACGCAAATCATAGAATCAAATCCAAGATTGCAAAATCAATTTAATTCTGATGATATAAATTTTGTAAATTCAATTAAAACAAGAGTTGGATTAGGTTTGCCACCTGAGCAAATATTAACTTATGCCGAAAAAGAAATTAGCAAATATCAATCAATGGATAGAATTGCAAAAGGGCAAATTATTAACAATAAAGATACAAAAAAAATTATAGATAATTCTTTTGATGATTTAAAAGAAAGTTTGACTGATAGGGGGTTTTTTTCTATATTTAAATCCGATCCAATTATCGAAGAGGGAATAAAAACCAAATACGAAACTTTAGTAAAAGATGCTTTCTTAAATGGTAATACAACTCCTGAAAGTGCTGTTGAATTTGCAAAAACTAAATTGCAAAGCGAATATCGAGTTAGCACAGTTGGAAAACCAAGGGTAATGCAATATGCTCCTGAAGTTTTTTATGATAAATATAATAATGGAGATACTTCTTGGATTAACAAACAACTTAAAGTTGAAATTTCTAAACATACTTTAGTTCCAAGCTTAGATAATTTAGAAAATCAATATATTTTACAAGCAACACAGGAAACAATAAAAGGCAAAAAACCCAGCTACAACATTGTCAATATAGACAATTACGGAGGCTATTCTTTATTATTAGATAACCAAAATCAACCTGTTGTTTTTAAACCCGAAATTGAAAAAACTGATTTTTACAAAGAGGCTCAAAAAGAATATAATAAAGAGCGTCAATATACAAAAGAGGATATACTTAATCTTTTAAATGATAAAGTAGTCGCTGAAAAAAACAAAAAATATCGTAATTGGAAATAAAAATGCCTGTATCAAAAGACTTAATAAATCCAAAGCCAATTGACCCATTATTTGGGGAAAAAATAATTGAAAGTTCTAAAGCTATTGCAAATATACAAGGCATGGATTTTAATTATAAAGCTCCGCAATATAGTCAAGGCGAAATAGCATTATCAGCATTTGAAAGAGAAAACACTATTGTTTCGTCAATTATGGAAGGTTCATTTCAAGCAAATATTGATGACGCTTCCGATCCTGAATTTGATGTTGTTGATTATGTTGACACTGACATAAAGAATAGTGATTATGCTCCTTACTGGCAAGATTTTGTGGAAGTAAAAAATTATAGACAAGCTAACGCTTTAAAAGCCAAAATTGATAGGCAAAATGAAAATGAAAGAATCATTAGCGAAGGTGGCGGTGCTGGTATAGCATGGAGTTTAGCCGCTGGAATATTAGACCCTATTAATCTTTTTCCTATTCTTGGTGGAGTTTCAAAAGCTTACAAAGCTGGTAAATATGCCAAAGGCATTGGTTTAACTGCTGGCGCTGGTGCGCTTGGTATGACCGCTAGCGAAGGAATTTTACAAGCAACTCAAGAAACTAGAACATTAGAAGAAAGTGCTATAAATATTGGTGCTGGAACGCTTTTGGCTGGGGCTTTGGGTGGCGTAGGGGCAATGATTTCAAAAAAACAATTTAATAATTTAGCCGATAAATTTAAAAAAGATTTAGAAACTGAAAATGCTGATGTTTTTATAAATCCCGACACGCAAAAAATGGAAATAAGACCAGATTCTGCAAGTGCCGCTAATGTTGCTGAATTTCAAGCTATAAGAAAATATTATGATGATGTTTTAACACCACAATTAAAAGCTGAAGGTAAAGAAATTCCTGCCTTTGCGGATTTTAAAAAACAACAACAAAGTTTAGCATCGACTATAACGCAAGATATAGCTGGAGCGGTAAATGTTGGCAATGTAATTCAAGGGCAAAAATTACTAAAAAAAATAAATTTAATTGATAATCTAAACCCGATACAAAGATTAACACAAACTCAATTTGCTGTATCGCCTAGAGAAACTGCTGAAAAGCTTATGAAAACGGGCTTAATGTGGCAAAAAAACAAAATTGGAATTGCTTCTGCTCAAAGTGCCGAAATAGCTAAAAAAACCTTACAAGCTCCATATTTTAACAATTATAAACCAATTGAAAATAAAGCCTATTATAATTTTAAAAAAAGAATAAAAAAGGAAGGCGCTTTAAACGAAACAGAAAATAATATTAAAAATGATATCCAGTTTTTTGAAGAGTTATCTAGGGCGAATAGAAACGGCGATAAAAGCACTATTCCAGAAATAAACGAATTGGCAAAATCCTCTAGAAATGATGTTTTAAACCATCTTGGGAGAGAAGCCGTAAATGTTGGCTTATTAAGTGAAAAAGTTTTAACTACTAAACCTAAAACATCAGAGTCTTATTTTCCTAGATTGTTTAATAGATTAAAAGTAATAGCTAGAGAAAATGAATTAAGGCAATTTTTAAATACAGCAATAAAAGAAAGATTATTGCCGAATATTAAAAAAGCCGAAGCACAAAAAGAATTAAATTTAAATTCACAAATCCTAGATTTACAAACTCGCAAAGCTGAATTACAAGCCAATCTTGATAAAGCTGCAAACGAAAAATTTCAAAAAGCACAAGTCGATGCGGTTTTTAATAAAGAAAATATATCTAATACACAAATAACTCTTAATAATTTAAACCCGACTGGGACAATTTTCGATAATTACACTCCTGAAGTTAGAGCAAATGCAAATTTAGCAAACAATATAACTACCTTAGATAAAACTATGGAAGTTTCTCCAGATAAAATAATAACTATTTATAGAGGAGCACCTAAAAATCAAAAAGAAATTGTTGCTGGAGATTTTATTACAACAAACAAACAACTTGCCAAAGATTATGCAGGAGATGGAGTTGTTTTATCTGAAAAGGTTAAAGCAAGTGAAATTTTAGATGATATAAATGAGCCTCTTGGAGAAGAATATATATATAAACCTAAAAATACAAATATAAATACATCGGATATTGTAATAAATGAAGCCGATATTTCTACTGAAAATAAGTTTATTTTTCAAAGAAATATATCTTGGGCAAAGGGTGGTGAAAAAAGTTTTGATGAGTTTTTAGAAAAAATGGCGGAAGATTTACCCGATAGTTTAGATTTTCCAGCAGATAAAATTGAAAAAGTTTATAATAAATATGTAAAGAATGATAATTTAATTTATACAAATGAAGAGTTAGCTGAAATTTTAGATAAATATAAAAATGCTATTAAAACTGTAAAATCTATTAAACCTAAATCTTTGTTAATTTTTTTAAGAGATAGAGGTGGTGTTGTTGATTTTGGCGGAAATTTAAAAGCAATGGGAATTACAAATAAAACTTTACCAGGGTTGATAAGAAAAGGTAAAGAATCTGGTAATTTATTCGGAGCGGGTAAAAAAGAATATATTGACCTTGATGATGCAAGATTTGTTGCACAGGAGCAAGGATATTTTAGTGATTTTCCTCAAGATGGAAGTGGGGGGCAACCTAGCATTAATGATTTGTTAGATTTAATGAGAAGAGAAGTCGGGGGCGAGAAAATATATTCATTGGAAGACGTTGATAAAATAGAAATAAAAAATAACGCTGAAAGATTAATTGAAGAATTAAACGAAATGGGTATTGATATTGACAAAATTAATGAAGCAGTTTTATTAGAAAAAGGAAAAATTAAGAAAAAATTTAAATATTTAAGCGGTGAAAATGTTGATAAAAAGACAATTAGCAAAATGGATAAAGTTTTAGCTAAATCCGAAATTGATTTATTAGAAAAAAAAGTTAATAAACTAAAAAACAAATATAATGAAAATCAGGTTAATTTCCGTTCTAAATTTGAAGAAATGGGCGATGAAGATTCTTATGTTAACGAAATTACATCTGACATAATCAACCAATTGAAAGGTGATGATAGATTAGGTTTGATTGATGATTTGGGGATTAAAGTTGCAAAAAGAGGACCATTAAAAGAAAGAACGCTAAATTTTGTGCAAGATAATGAATTAGAGCCATGGTTAGAAAATGACGCAAGAAAAGTTTTAAATTATTATCAAAATACTTTATCAACTGATATTGAAATTTCTAGGGCTTTTGATGGTGATTTAACTTTAGATGATGCAATTACAACAATTCAAGAAGAGTATGCGGAAGTTATAGCAAAAACAACCGACCCTAAAATACTAAAACAAATTGATAAAGAAAAAAAGACTGCAATTAATGACCTTACCTCAGTTGCTAAGATAATGCGTGGAATGTATGCCCGCCCCGATAATCCTGATTCAATGATTGTTAGAGGTGGCAGAATAGCAAGACAATATAACTATGTAACTAAAATGGGGCAAGTTGCTATAGCTTCGATTACTGATATTTCAAATCCCATCAGAAAACATGGTTTAAAAACTTGGGCAAAAACATTACCAAATTTAATCACAAATTTAGAAGGTATAAAATTAAATGTTAAAGAAGCTAAGTTGGCAGGAAATATAACTGATATTGTTTTACCTGAAAGGATGGCTAGTTTCTCAGGTTTAAACGATCCATTTGCAAGCAATCTTTCTAGTTTTGAAAAATATCTAGAGAATATTTCAAAAGCATTATCAAAAACAAACTTAATGCCAGTTTGGAATGATGCACAAAAAGGTTGGAGTTCTGTATTAAGTCAACAAAGAATGATTGATGCAATTAAAAAATTTGATAAAATTAATGAAAAAGAAACCGCTTATTTAGGTTATTTAGGAATAGGTAGAGATAATTATAAAATTATTGCTGATGAATTAAGTCAACACGCATATAAAGAAGGTAGATTATTAATTGCTAATACTGAAAAATGGAATAATCCTGAGGCGGTTAGAATATATAGAAATGCTTTAAATACTGATATTGATAGCACAATAGTAACCGTTGGTGCTGGCGATTTACCTTTATGGATGCAAACCGAAGCGGGCAAAGTTGTTGGACAATTTAAATCATTTGTTTTTGGAGCAACGCAACAAGTTTTAGTTTCAAGTTTACAGCAAAAAGATATGGCGGCTTTAAATGGCTTAATTTCCGCAGTAGGTTTGGGAATGATGGCTTATTATTTTAAAGCTAAACTAGCTGGAAGAGAAGTATCAAAAGACCCTAGTGTTTGGATAGCGGAAGGTATAGATAGAAGCGGATATTTTGCTGTATTAGCCGATTTTTCACACATTGCCGACAAAGTTGGTTTAGGAGCTTCTAGTCTTCTTGGGACGGGTCAGTTATCAAGATATCAATCAAGAAATATTGGAGCTTCTTTATTAGGTCCTAGTGTTGGACTTCTTGGAGATGCCGCTATTTCAATAGGAGCTTTAAAATCAGGCGAGATAAGCGAAGCTGATGCAAAAGCTATAAGAAGAATGATTTGGTTTAATAACCATTTTCTTTTGACTAAGGCAATGGATAATTTTGAAAAAGCTATTGCAAATCAATAAAATATAGGTATTTTTAACAAAAAAAATTTAAAAAAATGACAATAACATCAAATATTTTAAGGAGAGATTATACAGCAAATGGGGTAAATACTACCTATGCTTTCGATTTCCCTATTTTTTACGAATCAAATACAACTCCCAAATTCTCTTTAGAAGTTATTGTTGCCGATACTACTGGTGCAGAAAGTATCAAAATTGAAACAACTGACTATACAATAACTTACAACACAACGGATTATGTAAACGGCGTAATAAATCAAGGTAATGTTGTATTTGGCACCGCTCCATTAAATAATTATAAGGTTAGTTTATTAAGAAAAGTTAATTTCACACAAAATAACGATATTACAACCTCAGGAAGTGATGCTTTACCAGGGACGGCTTTAGAAGGTTCTTTAGACAAATTAACTTTAATGTTGTTAGAGCAAAAAGAAAACCTAAACCGGGTTTTTAAATTGCCTAAATCATCATCATTAAGTAATATCGAATTTCCTATTGGTGCAAATCAAGCTAATCAAGTAATCGCAGTTAATAACGCTGGCGATAACCTGACTACCAAAGATTTAGCTGATGTTGGATTAGCTCCAGTTTCTACTTTCGCTAAAACATTACTTGACGATACGACAGCTTCCGAAGCCCGAACTACTCTTGATGCACAACAATTAAACGCTAACTTAACTGCCTTAGCAGGTTTATTGGGAGCTAGCAATAAATTGCCTTATTTTACTGGGTCTGGGGCAATGGCTTTAAGAGATTTGTTAGCCACCACCACAACTCAAGGCATAGCATTTTTATCGAATCCAATCACTATTTCCAACAATGCAACAGATGCAAATAATGACATTGATTTTAGTGCAGGGAATTTCCAATTTAGCGATGGCTCGGGTCAAGCCGTAGCAACCGCATTGACTAAAAGACTTGATGCTTCGTGGACTGCTGGCAATAATCAAGGTGGGCTAGATACTGGCACTATAGCTAATAGCACTTGGTATCATTGCTATGCTATTCACAACCTTACTAGCGGTGTAAGCGATGCAATATTTTCTGCAAATGCTACAACTCCAACTTTGCCTAGTGGTTATACAAAATACAAATATTTAGGCTCTGTTTTAACGAATGTAAGTGGCAATATAATTGCTTTTACTCAAAATAATAATGAATTTAAATGGACCGTTCCATTTAGTGAAAATTTTGATGCCACTATAACAACTTCAAATAAAACATTAACATTAACTGTCCCGCCCGTCTTGATAAAACCAAATGTATCTTGCTATTGGCAAGGAGGAAGTGTTGGAACTAGGGTAGAAAGATTAGAATTTACTTCAAATTTAACTGGAGTATATTATATGCAAGCCATAACCTTTGGGAGTAACACTGCTTTTCCTCATTATTTCGACACTGTAATTAATAAAATGATTATTAATAATAAAAATATACTTTATAAAGCAACTGTTGGCGGTGCTGGCGGAACGGGCTTTTGTTATACAAACGGTTATCACAATTTATCCTTATAATTATGAAAATATACTTACAAAACCCTGAAAAAACTGAAATAAAAGTTTTTGATGTGGAAGTTATGAAATTTTTACTTTAGGATTTTTCGATACAAACATTAAAAATTAAATTTATGATTCTTTTAAAAAACAACAAAGATGGAAATATTAAAAAATTTGACAATATTTCTGAAATCGGAATGGGCTTCGCTGATTGGGAAGATATTACAAATAAACCCGAAGGCGTAGAGTATCTTTTATCTCAAGCAAAATCACAAAAAATAAATGAGTTAAAAGCTAATTTTGAAATTGCTTCAAAAAAGCCTCACGAATTAAAAGGCGTAAAACAAATTGATAAAAATGGTAAAGTTATTGGCACTGTTGATGCTTATTATAATATCGCTGATGTTAATTCTTTAAATGATTCCGTAAATATCATTTTTGCGGGAACTTTTATTAAAATGCAAGCTTTCTTAAAAGTTTTGTGTGCAAATCTCAAAATAGATTATAATGCTATTTTAACGCAAGTTAACGCTCTTTCTGATAATCCAGCAACTACAAATGTGGCAAATATACCTTATACTACAAAAGACACTAAAGGCAATGAAATTAGGGTTTTTTTAAGCTTTGCTAAAATTGAAGAAATATTTGCTCATATTTTTCTTAGAGTTGCTAATGTAGCATATTTTTATAATATTATTGAAGAGCAAATTAAAAAAGCTTCAACTATTGAAGAGCTTGAAGCTGTTGACATAGATATTAATAAACGATTAAAATAATATGAAATCAGGATTTGAATTTATAGACGAAGCCGTTTATACGCCAAAAAAAGATAAAAAAGATAAAATCGTTCTTAAAGAAGATTTAAGATTTTATATCAATTTTGCGGGTCAAAGATTGCCAGATATGTATATTATCCCAGCAGGCTTTGAATCTAATGGTTTCACTATCCCGACTTTATTCAAGCCTTTATTTAGCAACTTCGATGTTGGCGTTGAAAATGCAATTGCGCATGATTTTTTATATTCAGAGTTAAGAACTTTTGATATGTTTCGCCGAGATGCTGATATGGCTTTTTATAACGGCTTACGCAATAGTAGTTTAGAAGTGTGGAAAGCTAAGGCTTTCTATGTCGCTGTTCTACTTTGGGGCGGTAGCAAATGGAGGAAAAAGAAATGAATGAAATAATTCAGATTATGAAATTAATGGAGCAAGCTCCTAATTTCTCTACAGTAGCATTTGCCGTGTTTGCTTATTGTGCATTTAAAACTATTAAAAGTTTTGCAAAAGAGCAAGTTGATGAAAAAGTTAAAAATAGCATGAATGAATTTAAAAATGAGTTTAAAAAAGATTTTAACAACAACATGGACGAAAGATTGAAACCAATGGAAAAAAAAGTTGAAAATATAGAAAAAAATGTTTATTTGTTAATTTCAAATATTTGCCCAAAAAATGGACTTTAAATTTATAGAATTCTTAAAAGAAATAATTGACGATGCGCTTTATGCAAGCATTGCTAAGCTTGCCATTGCTTTTTATTTGGGTAAAAAGTTTATTGAATTTCTTATTTCGGGATTTAATATTGCGTATAAAGAAAAAGAAAGACGAAAAGAATATATCGAATTAAAAAAAGATGTTGCTGATTTTAAGATAGAGCAAAAAAAAACAAATGAAAAACTTGAAGCATTTGGAATTGATTTAAATGCTTATAAAAAGCGAACTCATAAGATAGAAAGTCAGGATATTGCAAATATAAAAATAATAGAAAGAAGCAATGATTTAATGGAAAAACTAAACAATAAATTATAACTTATGTTGACAAAAGAATGGGGAGCCAAAATTTACGGAATTATTTATTTAATTGCTTTTTTCTTTTATTTAATTTTTATTGGAATCGACATTTTTACACCACTACCAGATAAAACATTTGACTTATTAGGAAAGTTCTTGTTTTATGCTGGCGGTGGTTTCTTTGCGATAATTGGATTTGGAAATTTAACTTTATTTAGAAAATGATTAGTTTTATAAAATTTTTTATAAAAATGAGCGTACCTGATAACATGTCCCCAAAAAAATTTATAATTTATTTAATTGTTGGACTTACAATATTTTGGATCTTTATTTTTTATATTTCTTACATTGGTAAAAAACAAAAAATTGAAGAATATAAAAGAATCGAGCAAGAGACAAAAGTCTTTCACGAGGAAAATATCCAAAAACTAAAAACAACCTTAAATAATGCTAAAAATGCCAAGAAAAGTGATTTTAATGATACTGGTAATCTTGATGACGACTACTTGCTCGAAGCCCTCGAATAAAAGTTTATCACAAGCACAGCTTCAAGAATATGTTAAGTTATTGCCTGATTATCCCAAAAGAGATACTTTTACAAAACAAGAGCAAAAAAGAATTGCCATGATACCAAAACGATTAAAAGATTGGTTAGTTGAAGTAGTTAAATATTCCAATTGCGTTAAATACTCAATTTGCAACACTAAAAATAATAATGAATAAATATGTTTAATTTTTTAAATTTTAAAAAGAAAAAAGAAGTCGAAATTAATACTTCAATAATTACTCTTGATGATTTAGAAACTAAAAATTTTAAAAAAGAAGAGTGGCTTAAAACAAATACTGGATTAGATAATACCCCTGCACTTGGTGTTTTAAATTGTTTATTGCACACTTCTCGCAAAATGCAACAAATAAGAGATGCTATTAATTTACCAATTGAAATTACTAGCGGTTATCGTTCAAAACTTGTTAATTTAAAAGTTAATGGAAGTCCAACATCAAAACATATGCAAGGATTAGCTTGTGATTTCAATGTAATAAATAAATCACCAGAAGAAGGGGCAAAAATAGTTTTAAAAGCTTGTAAAAAAAATGAGATTAGTTTTGATAAAATACTTATTGAAAAAGGGTGCATTCACATTCAATTTCAATTGACAGAAAAACTAAACCAAAATTTTGTAGGATTCGCAAAATTAGTAAATGGTAAATGGATCGTAAACAAAGCATAAATATATGATAA